TCAAACATATATTTAAAATTAGTATGCCACATCATACCTTTTGCTTGTGGTGATCCTAATATTGCATATAAATCTTGTGAATTTAATTGCTCATAATCAGTTATAAGATTATCAAAATCTTTGGATTTTAAATTACCAGCAATATAATAACCATTATACTTTTCTTCATTCACAAACTGTTCAAATAGTTTAATGTGTTTCATATGTTTTTTTTTGTTAAATTATATATTCAAAAATAAAATTATTTATTTTTGAAATTTAGAGTTGATAACACTCTTTTAGTCACAGTTTCTTCTAATAATATATTATATATACCTACATTTAATTTCTCTAAATGCAATTCAACATAATTTCTTGATTTAGGTATAACTTTATAAATTTCATTAAAAACAACTCTTCCTAATAAATCAATGATTTCTATATTAACTGAAGTTGAATTACCAGGATTAAAATCTAATGTTAATAATTCACTAAAAGGTTGTGGGTATGTGTTATAAATTTGAAACTTATCTGTGTCATATGAGTCTGTACTAACTGCAATTGTATTTGAATAAGTATCATCTTGTTTTAATCTATAATAACTTACATCAGAATATGGATTTTTATCAATAGCTGAATCCTTAACATAATTTATTAAAGATTCAAAGTTAATCCCATTATAACTCTTCTCAACATTTACTAATTTATTATTTGAATTAAGTGACCAATTTAGAAAAACTTCTTTATTTTGATATGTCCCAACAAATTTAATTAAATCAAAATCTAAAAGAATTGGGGTTGCACCAACAAAATAAGGGCAATGTTGAGAATGTGAGCAAGTTGCAGGTACATTAAATGTATAACAAAATACATAGTCGTTACCAATAATGACTGGTGTGAATGTTAAATTAGATAGATTACCTGTTTGTATAGGTATACCACAAGTTATATCATATAGAGCCCAAGAGAAATTTGTTACATTACCACCCCCACAATTTGATGTAATTATTACATTAAAATCAACACTTGTATTAGTTGCGGTAAAATCATAACAAAATGTATTTAATGAACCTGGTTGCAAAGATGGAGAAAATGGTTCTGTTTGACAATCTGCAACCACTTGTGGAACTGTTGGGTTTGTTGCATAACCTGCAGCAGTTCCACATGAGTCAATACAAGTATTACATGGGATATCTGATTCGTCTACATTTATACAATATGTTGCATTACCATTATTACCACATGCACCACCAGGCAAGTAACAAACTTGAACATAATATGTATTACCAATAATTAATGTTGTAAATGAATGTAAATCATCAAGTGGGGCTCCTGTTTGACAACTGATTTGAGTACCAACACAAGAACCTGTCGCTGAATGTACAGTAGATCTTATATGACAACCTGATGAAGAATTAAATGTAATTAATACATACATATTTGTTGATGTTGCAACAAAGGAATATACTGAACACTCAAGAGCACCACTTAAACAAGTACCTGATAAACTAGGTAAACTTCCACTACACGTTGTTCCAGTAATACAAGGTGCACCAATAGTTAATGGTGTATTAGTTGCACAATTTGGATTTGATGTCCCAGGTGAACATGCAGGAAATGATAAATTTTTATTATTACTTTGGATATTGATTTGTGAATCAATATTATTAGTAGTGTATGCTTGTTTTAGTGTACTTGTATCAATTTTTAAACTATTATAGCTTTGCTCTATAATATCTTGAGCAAAGCTATAATAACTTGAAAAAATTAATAAAAGAAAAAATAAGTTTTTCATTAATTTTATATTTTTAATATTCAAAGGGTTTATCGCTTTTAAGTCTATTTAATAATTTCTTTACAATGATTTTAGTTTCATTTGTAAATTCACCTTTATCTATAATCCAATCAAAATATCTTGCATCTTTATCAAAAGCTTCTTTAATTGAAATTCCATTCCATTTACCAAAATTAAATACAATTCTACGTTTACCATCAATTTCTTTAAAAATTAATTTCCCACTCAAATCAACCATGTCTTTTCTTTGGTCATTTACGAATGAATCAATTTCAATTAAATCATTGGACATATTGTATTTTTCCTTTTGTTTTGAAAATATTTGCATTGTTGCTTCAATGTCAGCAGTTGCTCTATGTGCATTTTCTAAAGGTTTACCTATAAGTCTTTCATAAACTGAACCTAAATCTCTTGGTTCATATTTTGCCATAATTAAGAATGGGTCTATGATTGCTCGTTTTCTAAAATCAAACACAATACCAACTCTCATAAACTCTTCAACCAAAAGAGGAATATCAAATCTCATTGCATTATAACCACCTAAATGACTATCACCAATAAAATCAAAAACAGTTTTTGCGATATGTTCAAAACCTTCATAATCCTGAAGTTCTTCAATTGAAATTCCATGTTTCTCTTGAGCTTCAGGTCTAATTTCAATATCTCCTGGATTTACTAGAGATTCAAATGTTTCTATATGATTACCTTCTAAATCAGTTTTTATTAAACAGATTTCAATTATTCTATCAGTTGCAATATTTACACCTGTAGTTTCCAAATCAAACCATACGATACTCTCAACCTTATTCATGTCTATAATACTTTAATACTTGTTACTTAATAATATAAATTACTTATTCTAAAATTGCTTTAAGTCTAAATCTAAATTCTAATCTTTTTCTTTCTTGACTCTGATAAATTTTATATATAGAGTTTTACATTTTGTTTTAAGATTTTCGCTAATTCTTTATAATTTTTATTTTATTAATATGATATAATTAATTACATTGTAAAGTTACCTACTTTATCACCATCAATTTCCTCCATATTATATTGACGTTTTGCAATTTTAGTTACCATCCATTTTTTAGACGAATTATCTTTTTCCTTTACTGTTAAATATTCACCTATCTTTATTCTTTTTAATGAACCCCATGCTATAGCATCAAATGTAACATCAATGTCTCCACCACTAATACTAAGAACATCTCCCCAATTATGATGGATTATTTTTTCTTAAGAGTATCACCTATAGGTTGAATCTCGTTTTCATTTATAAACTGTTCAAAAAGTTTAATGTGTTTCATATGTTTTTTTTATTTTTTATATATTATATTTCATTTGGAATCTTAATTTCAATAGAAGCAATAGCAGATGGTAAGTTCGCCATTGTTGCATTGATTTTAGATAGTGTAATATTAAGTTTATTTAAATCTAGTGATGTTTCTTTATTAGGTTCGGTATTTGTTATTGCTTGACCTATAGGTGTTGATATAGGAGTTTCTGATGTATTTGGCATTGCAGCTAGCATATCTCTAATTTCAGCAACAGCATTTGCAAGTTTCATATAAGCTTCAGCTTCAGTCCCTAATGATGCAGCTGCTTTAAATAAGTTACCCATTGAATTAGATTTTTCTAAATCAACGCTATTAATTGCATCTGAGATTCCTTGGAACCCTTCAGCTGTTTTTGTAAGATTTCCATCTTTTGCTTGTGTTCCAACTGCAGTTATAAAAGTTGCAACCTTTGACATTTTATCATCAATATCAGGATTTTCAATATATAATGAACTAAACGAATTTCCAACAGATGTTAATAATGAAGATAATGTTTTTCCAACTGCAATAGGGTCGGCAATTTCGGATATGACCTTTAATCCATCTGCAATATTTTTTAATTCTGTACCTGCACCTTTTACTGCATCGATACCTTTTGCAACTGCGTTTTCATCCCATTTTATTAAACCAAACCATGCACTATCTGTCGTTTCTTTACCACCAATCATTGAAAATGCATCACCAACAAATGTTAAACTATTTCTTATTGCTTTTGCAAGATTTCCGTCAGGTTCGAAACTTAATGAAGAATCTGATATTAATTGTTGATATGATGTTAAACCTTGTGCAATTTGTGTAAGTTCAGCACCAGCACCTTTTACAGCATTTATACCTTTTGCAACGGCATTTTCATCCCAAGAAAAAACAAACCATGAATCTGATGTTTCTTTTCCACCAATTGTAGCAAATGCATCACCTACGAATGTAAGCGTAGTTTTTATTGCATTTCCAATAGTTTCAAAATTTACTTCAGAATCAATTAGTTCTTGAAATGATTTTAATCCTGTTGCAATTTGTGTAAGTTCTTTTCCTGCACCTTTTACTGCATCAATACCTTTTGCAACACGATTTTCATCCCAACTTATTAAACCAAACCATGCATTATTAGCATCTTCCATGCCACCAATGTTACCAAAAGCATCTCCAACAAATGTTAATGTTTTTCTGATTGCTGAACCTACACTATCAAAATCTAACTTACTATCAATTAAACCTTGGAATTCAATTAAACCTTGTGCAACATCTTTAAGAGCTGCACCAGCACCCATGACTGAACTTATCCCTCGTTCAACTGCGTTAGGGCTAAATGCATTACCAAAGATTGCACCAAATAATCCACCTGGACTTGCAGGTTCTCCACCAGCTTGTGCAAATGCTGCGGTTACTGATGATAAAGTCAATGCCATAGTTTGTGCATCACTCTCAGTAAAATCAACTTTTTTAAATTCTCTTAATCCTGCTGATAATGAAATTAATGCAGTTCCAGCAGCAATAAACCCTGCTGCAGATTCAATCATTCTTACAGAATCAATTGCTCCAGTAATTACACCACCTATTTTTGATAAGAACCCTTCCCCTGCATTTTCACCACCTAAGAATGAAGCTTTAACAGAACTTAATGCAAATGCTAAATTTATTGAATCATCTTCAGTAAATTGCAATTCTTTCATTGCCTTAAGACCAGGTGCCAATAATAATAATGCTGCACCTGAAGCCCCTATAGCAAGAGCACCTGCAATAATAAATGGAGATGCAAAACCTGCACCTGCAAATGCTGCACCAATTCCACCAATCACTGCTAATTGTATACCAACATCTTCAATGGTCATCCCTTTTGTTGCTTCTGCAAACATACTATAACCAAATGCAAATGGTAAAAAAGCAATACCCATAATCCCCATTGAAATTGCACCCTTAATTGGAGCCATACCAGCTTTACCAATTAAAGTAACACCTAATCCAACTGCTCCTAAAATTGCAAGTTGCATAAATGCAGATTCAATTGTTACTCCTGAAGTTGCAAGTGCAAAGAAACCATAACCTATAGAAAATGGAATTAATGCTAAACCCATTAAGGCAATTGATAGTGCACCTCGATTAATGAATTTGCTTTGTGTACCTATTATACCAATTGCTGTACTTATTAATGTAATAGATGCAACCATACCTAATAGAATTTTTGGTTCTATTAATATGAAAATTGTAGCCAATGCAAAACTTGCTAATCCAATTGCAAATGATGTTATTGCTTCGCCTATGTTATCAAGGGTTTTTGCACCTCTCAGTATAGGTTTTGATAACATACCTAATGCAAAAAAAAGCGGTGTAACGGCTATAACTGATGCATATAATAAAGGAATACCTACAACTGCAGTCAATAATAAAACTGATGATGCAGCTATTGATTTAGCAAAACTAAATATCCCATTACCTATACTTAGTAATGCAGTTCCACCTTGCTTTATCTTCTTTGTATTAATATCTTCAAGTACTTCATCAATAGTTAAAATAAAATCAATAAATTTTGTATGTATGCCCTTTGGTACTAATGCAAACATAAGTAACCCCTTTGATAATTCTCCTGCACTTGCACCTAATGCACCTAACGCATCAGCACCTTTCTTTAAACCACCCTTTTCTTTTCCACTACTAAACATTCCCGCTAAACCATCACCCTTCTTACCAATTGCTAATACTTTCAATAATTCAGTTTGAGCTTGCAATTGTGCTAAGATTGCTCCCTGTAATGAATTTGCGACATTAGCATGTCCTGTTATTACAAGTGTTAAATTATTTATAGATTCGTTTGTTGCATTATTGGTTGCATCGAGTTTTTTTAATGGGTTCAACAAATCTTTAAGTGTAGCAGCTGCCATTGTTTATTCTTTTTTATAATTTAGGCATCTTTAGTTTTGGTGAATTTTTTAAATTCTTATTTAAACCTTTATGTTGATTCCCTAGATTATATTTATTTGATGTGTCTTGTGTATTTTTATCATTCGTATCTTTTCGTTCATTTAAAATCTCATTATAAAATTGTAATGTATATTCATATTCATAATATGGAAAAGCATCAATTTCAGAAGGTTGAATATGAAGCTTTTCCATTAGAATAACTCTTGCTTTAAAGAAGTTCAGAAGTGATATCTGAAATAATGAATAGAGATTTGATGCCCCCTGGAAAGCTCAGCGGCACAGTGACCTCTTCACCGCATTCATTACATGGAAAAATCATTTCAGGATTAACACCTATTTTCATTTGTTCAGCTAAACGATAAATTAAAGCATATTTATTCGTGTCCCAACCTTGGAATGCTGATGTTGATTCAAATATTGCTTTCTTATCCCAATTTCTCCATTCTCTTTGAAGATATGGTAATACTGCTAACATTGATTTATCCCAAGGTAAATTCTTCTCTTCTCTTTGTCTTGCAAAATCAGTGATAGCTCTCATTACTCCTATTGTTGGTGGAGCTAATGTTATTACGCCATAATTTTTTGTTTGAACTGAATAACAACGATTTACTTCGTCATAATATTTTTCTAAAACATCAGATACTTCAAAAAATTGTAAATTTTCTGTTCTTAATTCTATTGCACTTTGAGATTTACAAGTTGAATTTTTACATGCCTTCTTTGTTACTGGCATCATTAATTTATTTTCCCCTTGTTTAAATGTTAATTCTCTAACAGATAATATTACATAAATTCTATCTTCTTCTAATACATCTTTGTATGAACCAATCCCATTATCATACATTATCTTAACACAATTTACCATTATGCTATTTAAGCGATCATCAACGTCTTTTAAATTATTTTCATCGAGTGTTGAAAATTCTCTAATTTCACCAACCCTTGCAGGTCTTATTAAAATTCTTAAATCGTCTCTATAAAATTTACCTTTTGATGGTAATTGTGAAAGATCTAATGTTTGGTGACCAGCAATTTCATGTAATCGTTTTATTTCAGGGTCGTTCATGTTAAGTTGATTCTTGCCCATTTCAACTTTACCTAAATTTGAAATACCTTCAGATTTTTCAAATTCTTTTTTTATTGCATCATCATGTTCTTGTGACATATTTTATTTTTTGAATTGTTTTTCTATTGAAGTTTCACCAACAATATGATTTATAATTAATTGTCTTACGTATTTTGAAATTGATATTGGTTTTATATTATCTTTCATTGACTTTTCAATAATGATTGAATTTAAATTATTTTCATCTTCTGGTGAAAGTAATACTTGAATTTTTTTGACTAATTTTTTCTTGTGTGGAATTAATTCATCAATAGTTTCATTATACCCAAATTCAGGGTCATCTGCTTTATATTGCTTTATCCAAAAATCAACTCTAGCTAATACATCTGATAATAATGAATCTCTTGGAAACTCTTCTAATATTTTTTTTGAAAATTGATTTATTCCAAATTTCTTAATCGCTTTTTTTATGTAAATCCCTGTACCAAAATTTGTAAAACTGTAATTTTCAGAATAACCTATATAAGTCCGCCCTGATGAATTGTGTACAACTGCAAATATTATCATAAACCTTTAATTTGTATTATATATTATATTTTTAAAAAGATGTAAAAAATTGAGAACCGAAATTCTCAAAGTTTATTTTTATGTTATTAACTTATTCGATATGTTATTACTTTATCCTTCCACCCACCATCAAAACCAACAGTAACCTTTAATAGTCTCGATTGTTCATAATCCCAAGCATATGCAATATCAACAATTTTTGTGATTGGGTAATATACATCTGTTGTGGTATTACCAATTAATTCTTTGCTTATAATAGTTTTAAATTTAGCTAAAGCTTCACTTTCAGCTTTAGTTAAAATACTCTCCCAAACATCTTTTAACTTTGAATTAAATTTTTCAAAATTAGAAGCGCCTTCATTTAAAGATTCCCCATTATGATATTCACTAAATTTTTTAATCATTTTTTAAATTTTTATAATTTCCGTCTACAATATCATCAAACAATGCAACAAAGCTATCACGATATTTTTCTTTAAATTTCCTTGGAAATTCATTACTTAATTCATTCCATGCACGTCCACCATCTAAACCTACTTCTAGTTTTGTGTATGCTGCATCAATTATATCATCAGTGTATAATCTCATTACACCTAAAAAATCATAAAGTTCCGATGGGTGGGCTGATTTTTCATTTACGAATTGTTCAAATATTTTTATATGTTTCTTTTTAATTCTTTTTTAATCTCCAACATTTTCTTCTTTCCAAGAGTCACAACGGAATGTCATTGAAAGTTCAGCAGGGTCTGGTGTTTCATAGCTCAATTCATCCAGCCATTCAAGTGAACCTGTTGGAAAAATATCTTTGAATGTAATTTTTCTAAAAATATCTCCAATTCTATTATATTGAACAATTATCATGCTTCCAACATAATCTTTCTTCAATCCCATAGTTCCTGTTAATGGGTCATATTGTAATTTGTACCATTTGCGGAATGTATTGTAAATAAAGTTTTCATTTGCTTCATTTAAATTAAGTGAAAATGTTAATCCAATATCTACAAATGTTTGACCTGGCATACCAGCAAATGAGCGGTCTGCAAATTTATATTTTTGTCCAACTGGGTCAACAGAAGGGTTAAGAGCGTTCAAACCACTTACAGTTTTAACTTGTTCAAGAATTAAACTCGTATCATCCCCTAATGGAGAAAACATAGTTACCTCAAATAAGTTTGGATAAATTGGTTCGTATTTTTGATTACTTACTCTTGATTGATTGTAATGTGGTAATCCCATTGTTTATTAATTATTTTTTATATTTTTATTGAAGACTCTTAAAGACTTAATAAATATCTTCTTATTTCTGTATCTGTTACATTTCTCCCAAATGTCCCTCTGCCTTTTGCATTATATACATCACTTGAATTATGCCAAAGTTCAGCTAGTTTTTGATAATACTTATCCATTGTTAAATTTCTATCATAACTATCATTTGCTTGGCTGAATGCTTGTTTTAGTACTGCTTTAGCCGCAGGTAATTTACCTAAATATTTTGTTATTTCATTTGCAATTTTCTTATAAGTTTTTTCTTTACCATCCCTTCCTATAGATACTTGTATTAGTTGATTTGGATTATTTTCTAACATTTCAGCCCAATCTTCTTTTGCTTTTGTACCATTTCTTTCTCCACCATATCCATTTTCAGAACGGTACTTTTCATATGATGCATAAGTACCTGCTGACATTACTATTTTTTTAATATCTATACCTGGTGCTAATTTCATAACTTCATCTAATACAGATTTCCTATCACCAAATGCACTACCATACATATTAAATACTATAAGATAATCATATACATTAAATACTTTTGGAAGTTCCTTTTCAAGATCATTTATATTATCAACTACAGTCGCTTCATTTAAAGAATCGCAAAAAGATTCAAATAATTTTATATGTTTCATATGTTTTTTTTTTTATGAATACGTTTCTTAAAGATTATAAGTTATTTCATCTTTCTTACCATTCTCTAGTTCAACTTTAACTTTTAAGACTAAACTACTATCCATATCATGCCTAAATTCAACATTTAACAATTTTTTAATTGGTGAATCTATTACATCTGACGTATTGTCACCCAAATCTGTAGTATTACCTATCAATTCACCCTCCAAATACTTTTTAATCTTTGTTAATGCGATTTTTTTTGCTTTAGATTCTTCCCCCCTCCAAATATCTTGAACAAATTCTTCAGCAGTATCAAAATCTGATTGACCTTCATTAAGTCTCATGTATTCACTAAATTTCTTTATCATTGTTTTGTTTTTTTATATATTTAAAAACAGTAGGGAACGATATCCCCTACTATATTTTTATTGGAAGTTTCCTGTGCTTATTGCACCAGTTCTAAGAATTGTTGTTCTTTGTACAAGAATTTCCATTCCTCTAACAGGTTCAATAAATGTATCAAGTATACCTACATTTTGGTCAATTACTTCAGGTGTATTATTTGATTCGTCCATGATGTTTCTAAAATCAAAAACACCATCGTCGTTTTGAACAGTTGATAAGAAATTATCAGCAAGAGTTTTAATTTCCAAACGTGTTTGTGGTGTATTAAATTCAAACAAATAGTTTTTAAGAATTGCATCAATCCCATCTTGTATGTAAATAACAACTTCTCTTACGTTAATTGAACTTAATGCAGATTTAGGTGTTTGTTGTGCAGTTTTATTTGCAAAAATAGTTGGACCTGTTCCACTTTGGAAAACAATTGGATTGATACCAAATGGTTCAAGATATTCTCTATCTTCTCTATCAAGATTTATTTCTAAACCTACAACTCCACTACCTGCAATTACACCCCTACGAACACCTGCAACTAATGACCAAGGTAATGCATTTTCATATTTTAAAATAAAATTATTTGAAACGTATGCAGCAGGTGGTACATTTATATTTTTGCCCAAATCACGAACTGTAATAAATGGGTAGAAGAATGCACCCCAACTACCACCTTGTGTTGTTGATGGTAATGAATATCTTACAGTTGGATTAAGTGATAAATCACCACCATCGCTTATTAATCTTGAACTTAATGCACCAGTAATATCAGTAAATTTAGGATTTGTACTATTCTTAAAATCTTTTGCACTTGGTGCATTAATTAAAGCAAAACAGTTTTTTCTAGAATCTGACAATTGTGTGAATATTGATTTACTACCTGCTTCAATACCATTACCAAAAGTATCAACCAAATAACGGAAATTTATAATTTCTCTATTTGTTAATGCTTTCGCTAAATTTGTTCCATTAAGAGTTCCATTCAAGATATTATTTTGTCTTGAATTTGTTCCATCTGGAATATGTTTAGCAGGATTAAGTACAAAACCATCAAGTGTAAAAATATTCAAATAATCAACCCATCTATCAATTGGGAAATATAATTCAACAAGTTTTTGTGTAGGTGACCCAATAATATTTGTTATAACAATGTCACTTTGGCATGTAACTAAAACCGCAGTTTTACCTACAGGAATTGAAGAATATGTTGCATTTGTTAACCCACCTTGTACTACATTTATTCTTGTTAATCTTGAGTGTGGAATAGCAATTGAACCTTCTGAATTTAATAAATAATTTCCAACGACAATGTCAGCAATTGCTGGAGAAGTTGAATCAATTAATACTTGGTTAGGTTTAAGTGTTGCTTGTGTTAATGAATCTGCAATAATTTCAATGCTTCGGTTTAATGAACCTTTAAGTGTTTGTACATTTAAACAATTTACAGTTGCAGATGCACCATCAGATTTAAGAAATAAACCTGAACCATCTAATGTAAATTCACTTGCATCAGTTTTATTAGTAAGCCCATCTTCTTGATATGCATCAATTCTAACTGCAGGTATATAATATGAAGGGTCAGAAATTGCAACTCCAGTTCCAATGCTTGTCCAAACCTTATCATAGTTAATACCATTAAATACTAAATATGAAATATATTCAACTGATGAAACTTCAAACACTGCTTCATCGCCATTTGTTACTGTACCATTTGAAAATTGGTCATACAATGAACTTCCATAAGAACCAACAATTGAACCTTTACCAGCAATTGCATCATCTACAACAAAATCAAAATCACTTTCATTAATATATGAATAAATTGTTGATGCTACTGTTGGGAAGTCACCTACAGTAGTTGTTCCAAAATCAGAAACAAGAACAGTAACAACGGTTGGTGTAACTTGTACAGATAACACTGGTATTAATTCACCGTTAAGTGCACCTAAAATGTATGTA